GCGGCTTTTCGCTCAGCAATAATTTGTTGTAGTCTGTTCTTAAACATTATAGTTCCTTTAAAAAATTGAGATCTAACTCTATGTCTTTTCTGGCAAACCATTTGTGCCACTCAACATCCTTGTATTGGTCTCCGTCTGGACTAGAGTTATAAAAGTTTTTGTATCCTAAAGACTCCATATAATCATAATCTTTATAGTCTGGCACATCATGCATTTCAGTACAGATTACCTTGATGCTTGTCTTATCAAAATCTATTCCCGATATTGCTTCATGCTCGTAACCCTCTAGGTCTACGCACAAAAAGTCAATATCTGTAAGCGAATGTTCATCAAAAATTGTTTGCAGTGTTTTCGCGGCGACACATGTACTTGTTTTATTCTCTACTTTTACATCACCGTTTTCGTCTTCATAGGCAATTAAAACCTCACCTACCGGAGGCTGTGAACAATTTGCCGCAAAACCCATACCAAAGGCATCAATAGTGTCGCCCTTATGGTTTTTGCCTACGATTGCACAACACTCATATTTAGTCTTGGGTCTATGGCGACGATAACCATCTCTGTATTGTTGCTGAAAGTCTATGGCTATGCCTGACCAACCGGATTCCTCTAGAGCAAAGCTGTTGCTTTGGTCTTTGTAATGATTGCACCCAGCCTCTACAAAAATTCCCTTCGTTCCAATTATGCTAAGTGCAATTTGATCTATGTTATCTTGTGCTGACATTATCTTCTTCTGTTCTCCAAGCATTTGTCACACACGAACCACTCTCTGCGGTGAACTTCTGGAACCTCAAATGTCTTTGAGCAGGTTTCACAGGATTGCTTGACTTTTCTAGGCGCTTTTCGCCTTTGTGTAGGAACAAAGTCTGGTGTTTCCATATCCGTATGCTCTGTTCCATCGTCCACAAAGCTGTTTTTCCTAGAGCTTATTTCGTTAACAGCGACCCTTCTCTGCTGTGGCTGCTCTCTTTTAACCACAAAGTCATCGGCAGAGGCTCTCTCAACCGAAGAATCCCGCGTAACAACCTCTTCTTCTGCAGGCTGGACAGGTGTTTCGGAATCCCCTTGTTCGGTTAAGAGAGAATTTGCCATTTGTATTAACTCTTCGTCGTTGAGCGCTATGCCTTTTCTCAGAAGGTCTTTAGCTGTCTGTATGATACTCATTAATAACCTCGTCTTTTTCCAATATCGTGAAGAACTGTAGCCATCTTTTTTACCGAGTCAATCTTTCCTGATATTCTATTCACTCTAGCTTCAGCTGATAATTTCAATCTATTTAATTCTGATGCCATTGGGTTTTCTTTAATCGCAGAATAGTATCTCATTTCCCATTTAGCATACTGGCCACCATAGTTGTCCATTTTGTCTGCGACTATAAACCAGATACTGTCGGTGCAAAAGTTAACTATTGTCTTCTCTTTATTATGTAACGACTGTAAATATTCTGCATGTGAAAATAGAACAAAACTAAAAGAAAGTGCCTTTTGCTGGTCGAGAGACCTTAACTCCGATACTGTCAAGGCCATAATGCCATCGACCTCTTCATTCGCTTTTGTTAGGTCTACGTTTCTATCTTCAATCCAGTCATCAACCTTCTGGAGAAATTCATTCGCCTTTTGTTCGTTAGTCAAATTTTTCCCTCCATTCTTCTTCAGACTCGTTGTAGTTAAGTTCAATAAGGTTTATGTGATTTAGTTTACACCAAGCTCTTTTGTCTTTGTCTCTTGCTTGAGCCTTAAAAAATGCCATCTTATCCTTGTGGAAAAATGAGTTAAAGGTAAAGTGCTGTTCTCCATGAACCTCTACGATTAAATCTCTGTTTGGTATATACAGATCTGCATATAAAAGGGTTCTTCTAGAACCTGTTTTAGTTCCCGGAAGTGTTACTTCCTCTAGTATTCTATCATAAGGATAGACTTCTTTCAAGATTAATCTTGCTTTTTTATGCAAAGAAGATCTGTTTTTTTCATCTACTGAAGCTTGGCTTCTAGAAGGGTTCCATTTCCAAGTTTTGCCGTCAAGACCAGATACGTCCATTAAAGCATGCCCTTTATTTCTTTTTCAAGTATACCAAAGACTTCCTCATTTGCAAGTAGAAAATTATACAGTCTCTCCTGCCCTTGAAACTTGACGGCTTTAAGCACGGCTTCTGAGTCTTCTTCGTTAATCTCTGGTTTAATTTTTTTGACTACATCAGCATGTCCCAACATGAACTCACACGTTAACCAAGCTCCTGCTTTAGCTATGAGTCCAATATCTAAAGCTAGCATGATGATCTCTTGAATCTTATCAATGCCATTTCCATACTTAATCCAGCTTTGACACTCAGTTCCGGGAGAACCCATTGATGAACATATTACTTTCCAGTTGACGGCCTGCCCGACTTGACGGTCGCTCTGAACCCAAGGACTGACAGACTTTACTTCCATTCTTGTATCAGCTTGGTATTGGATTTTTCTACCACAGTCCGGCATCCTAGATGCGCCATAGCCAGAGGTATTGGCAATGAAGTGTGTAATGATAATTAGAGTGGCTTTTTGGTTTGGTACAATCTGACCCATTTTTTTACAAAAAACAGATAGCACCTTTGGTAGTCCTGCTCGTCCGGGAGTCATATCTCCATCTAGTTCTTTTGCTGGCATAAGAGCAGATGTCGAGTCAATAATACAGACACAACCTTCATTTTCTTTTGCGCTAACTAATTTAACGGCAATATCTAAAAAGGTCTCTGCACTCAAAGGCTCATCTTCAGAATGGATAACCTGCATCTTTTCTTTGTCGAGACCATCAACACCAAGCAGGTTCATTTCTTTGAGTCTACCTTCGGCATCAAGATATATGATGGGCCTTCCTTCTTTTTGGCAGTTTGCCGCAATCTGTAACGCGGTAGTAGTTTTGCCACATTTAGGGTCGCCTGTCAGGATAACCCAAGAGCCTTCCTTTATACCTCCATTAAGGGCCAAGTCAATAGCGGGGCTAACGTTGACAATCTTGTAATCTTTTCGTCTTTCTAATATCTGATTTCCTGTTGATATTACATTGCCATATTTTTTCACAATGTCTTTAATAAAGGAGGGATCATTCTTCTTTGTCTTCGCCATCACTGTTCCTCAATTTCGTAAAAAGTGTTTTTCTTCCAAATGTTTTTCTTGGCTGTGATTCAATGTTATCTTTATTAACTTCAATGACTTCTGCGGTTTTCTTTTCAGGTCTTCGGTCAAGCCGTTTCTTGTGTTTCTCTATCTCGTCTTTAACCCATTTGGGTGCGGCGCTATAGACTCGCTTGTTCTTCTTTATAATATAATCATATACCGCTTCTTCACCAAAAACACGAATAAGTTGATATACTTTTTGTATCTGCAGCTCATACTGCTTCTTGCGGGTTTTGTTCCAGAATTTGTAAGACAGAGATCCTACATTATCTTTCTCTGCCTTACGCTGTACGAGGATCTCAGCCAGATACTGCCCTACCGTACAATACTCACCCGTTGAGGGTGACTTGAACCTGCTCGCTTGACTTCTTTGTTTCGCCATTACGCCATATCATAAAAGAAAGGTTTTCTTGTGAAGCCTGCCTTCTTTGTGAGAATTCTTCAAACTCACATTCTGGCCAGCTGTATTTTTTAACATCAACAAACTCTAGGTTGTCTTCTAGTAAAGCAAAGGTCATGTGCTGAAAGGTTGGGCCTTCTCCGGTTGCCATATCAATATCTCTAGAGAAACCTCTAGCTATGAAGAAACCATCAAGACCGTTCTCATCTTCAAAGACAATCTCTTCTGGGGCTCCCATTACAATAACCTGAGCTTTACAAATACACTTGTCGTTTTCTTCACAATATCTTTGCAGTCTGAGCCAAGGGCTTTCCTCAACTCCGGGTCTTTCGTAATCACCCCATACTACAGTTCCATCGTTTAGAGTGCATTTCCAAGTCATAGAAATGTCTTCCATAATCAGCTTGCGGATGTGGTCATCCCTTACTGTGCAAATCATTTACTAGTCTCCTTTGATTTTATGGATAGCCCCTCTATGTCTTTTTGGGACATTGACTTCTTTCTCTTCTGGTTGTCGTCTACCCTTAGTTGCGTCACCAGCCATAGAAGCGTTTTCAGTCATGATTGTGGCGCCATACTTTTGGTTTCTAGCGAATTGCTCACCAGCGATGCTCTGTGGCTTGTCATCGTCTTTTAGTGTGGCAATATGCTTGTTGATGGAAGCTTCTGATCTGTCAAGCTCCTCAGATAATTCTCCTACAGGAAGAGTTTTGTTTTCCTCGATGTAGGCTTTCTCTTTCTTAGAGAGTGGTCCTTTTTTTGTCATTAGTTTATCTCCATTAATGCTCGTCTAGCTCTAGTCAAAAAGATACGCTCTCTATTTTCTAAGTATTGCATATAGTAAGCATAAACTTTTTGGTTTACTTTTTTGTAATCAAAATAAGGGCGATTGTGCTTTCCTTTATCTGCTCCCAAAGGATCAAGCAGTTCACCTCTACCAAATTTTATATAATGGGTTTTGAATCCATTATTGTCAACAATTTTTACGAAGGCATCATTAGGCGCTGATTCTTCTGCTCCTAAACCAAAGTAAGTTGAAATTTTATTGTCAGGCTCTGGTAGGTCAAGACCCTCCAGACCTTCGTTTTCCCATCTAGCCATTTAATTTCTCCAATTTATCTAGCACATTTTTAACGCATGAGTTTTTGTCAAAACCGTCTATTTTCATTTCTGCACATGGTGCAATCCCTAACTTATTTAGTTCGTCTACGGATAAGTATTTAGGGCTAAGGCTACCATCTTTCAGTTGTTGATGAATTTTAATTTGTATTCTAACCACAGCGCTATGTGGCACATCTGATCTAGTTAACTCTGACATTATTCACCCTTTTCAATATAGTTCTTTTTCTGTGCAGCGGTCATTTTGTTGATGTTTCTTCTGCGATTATTAGCTTCTGCGTCTTTACGCACCTTGTCTATGTTGTCTTCCTGCTCTTTTGCTTGTAGCTCGTACTTGCCTAACTTCTGGGTATTGCGATCAGCTAGATGTTGAATAGTAGTAGGCTCACCCTTCACTGAAATGTGAGGTGGATTCAAGATAACTCTTCTGAACTTATGCTTTTTGCATTGAGGGCATCTTACGAGAGGTTTTTCAGAGAACTTCTGGAATACTTCTTCGTAGTAGCCGCACTCGCTACATTCATAATCATAAGTTGGCATATATAACTCCTATAAATAGTCTATGATATTATAGGATCACTTATCAAGTTTGACATCTACTTTTTTAAGATTTTCAGCAAATTCTTGCAACGTATCTATTGTAACTTTTCTGGCTACCTTTTGTGCGGCCTCAGTAGCGTAAGCCTCGACTTCTATTGGAAGCTCGTCAGAAAGAGCCTGAAGGAACGTCTCAAGCTTCATAGCTGTATCAGTTTGCATCGACTGCCCATGATAAGTTGCCTCTTCGATAATTCTAAGTCTTCTCTCTAATTGATGGTTGTTATATTCAGCTCTAACTCCTATAACTAAAATAAAAGCTAAAAAGATCCCTCTAAAAATATTTGACTGGTGGTTCATCATCATCTTCTTTCTTGTTTAGTCTTATGAGGATTTTGGACACAATATCACTTCGTACAATATCGCTATAGTCAAGCTCGCAAACTCCTACGCCGGAGACCTCAACTAATTTTTCCATACAGGTATACAAACCTCCTTGTTGCTTACCTAAATCGGACTGCCTTAAATCTCCATTTATTACCGCCTTTGACTCTTTACCAATTCTTGTAATAAACATTTTGATCTGCTCGAACGTAGCGTTTTGCGCTTCATCTAGGATCATAAAGCAGTTATGAAAATTTCGCCCTCTCATATATTCTAAGGGGCACAGTTCAATAATGTTTCTATTTCTATAGGTCTCAACAGTGTTCTTAGTTAGATAATTATTCATCTCTTCTAATATAGGTATTAAATATGGGTTTATCTTTTCAACCAAAGTTCCCGGAAGATGGCCTAAGCCTCTTCCAGATTCGACAACTGGTCTAGTGATAATAATCTTGTCCACTTTCTTTTCGATCAAATACTCACAGGCCATACCTACAGAGACGCTGGTTTTCCCTGAGCCAGCAGGCCCAGAGCAAAACGTAACATCCGACTTGTTGATCTGCCCCATATAGTTTTCTTGGTTTCTAGTTTTAGGGCGAAGGATTTTGCGGCGTTGTCTAGTTGTGGGCTTTTTCTTGGATTGTCTTGCCATTATTATATATAACCTTTTCTACTGTTTTTAAGTCTGTGCTACCACACATTGGACACATCGGTTGTGATCCGGGTTTATGTAT